ATATTCGGCAATGCCGCTGTCTACAGTAATTTGTAATGCACCTGCATCTGCAATGCGAACTACTTTATCTCCTGTTAGATTTAAAATACTTTGTACTTGTGCAACTGGCCACGACCATGTTTGTCTTAATTTACCATCGACACCTGATTGGAATACAAACGAACCTGCGTGTGTACTAGAATCACCAAATTTGAATACTAAGTTATTGTTTTCGGTGCTGACTTGAAATGTTTGTTCTTCTGTGTGAGCACTGGCTTGAAACTTTAATTTCTGAATACTAGCCATTGTTGGTGTGAATTCAATATTCCAACTAGCACCTTTGAATTTAACAGTTTTTAATTTTTCATTAATAATGTCACTGTTCATAAAGCGATAATCGTTTTCAAAGTCGCCAGCACCATTTTTAAAATGCAAACCTGTTGGAATTGTTTCGCCGTTGCGTTCTTGTGTAACAACATCGATTGTAAAATTCTCTTTGTACTCTGGGCACTTTAAATGAATATCTAACTTGTTAAGGTTAGGCATACCAAATGTGCCTTCTAAGTTTTCAACTGGATCTTTGGTCTTGGCGTTAAGAATAACGCTACGATCTTCAGCCATTGATTCGATCGATGTTTCTTTGTCTGATGCTGATACTTTAACTAGGGGTAAAAATCCTAAGCTATGTGTATGTGCTACTAGGTCTTGTAAAAAGTCTTTCATATGATTCTCCATGTTTTTATATTATATAGATTTTTTAGACAATGTCAAGGATTTTTCCTAACCTTTTTATTATACTTCACTGCTGATTCCACCAATGTATGAATAATACCCAGTTGATCTGTGTAGTGTATAAATGCACTAGTATCTTTTGGAAAACACGCACCTCCAAATCCACGACTTCCATCGGGACCGGGAACCTGCATGTGACTAGCACCAATACGCTCGTCCAGCTTTAACAGTTCAACAACTTTATTATAATCAGCGCCGTTTATTTGGCACATGTCATATAATTGATTAAAGAACGCTACTTTTACACTTAAGAAACAATTAGTAGCATATTTTACCATACTAGCTTCTGTTAGTGTACAATGCTCAATCTTATTTAGGTTTTTAAGCGAAGTAATAAACAATTCTCTCCAAATATTTCCAGGATTACTTCCGCCTAGAATCATGTATTCCTGATTGGCAAAGTCTTCGTTAGCACTTACAGCACGTAAAAACTCTGGGCTATAGGCAATACTATGATTAGGATAATTTACCAATAGTCTATTTAGGTAATCTGGTCGAACAGTACATTTTATTAATACCGGCATTGTCTCCGGAACAGTATCCATTACACTATAAATTTGACTAACATCGCAGTCACCTAGGCTAGTACTAGGAGTACCAACACAAATGATAACCCCATCGGCATCGGTGTAATCTTTTACTGTTTGTGAACTTATTTTTGGATCAACAATGTATACTGTATTTGTTTGATCAATAGCGCCAGCAACTGCTTTGCCTACAAATCCGTAACCTGCAATTATAACTTTCATATTAAAACTCGAATAAACTGTTAAATGTATTTTTTTCTTCTGTGCTATTAATATCCCAGTTCAATACTCCGATGAGATTTTCTAGCTTGTTATCTATGATGGTCTGTTCCATCTCAGCATGATCAAAGGCTAAATCTTTGAACCACTGTGGTAATCTCAGCTCGTCTACTGGATAGGCAACTGATGTAAAACCTAATGGATTAGGTTTGAGTTTACAAACGATAACTTTAGCACCGTCAGTAATACTCATAGAATACTTGTCATTATACATACGCTTCAATGTATTCCAATTAATACTGGCTCTAACATGCCCGGGCATATTGGCTTTGCCAGCTTTGGCTTCTTTAGCTTGATAATCGGTAATGTTGTTAGCACGTTTAGGGCTGCCTTTTTCCCAACCTGGTCTTGCTTTAAATTTAATTCTAAATTCGCTAATTGCATCTAATACTTCTTGTTCTTCTTTGCCCATCAAGACCATTTCAAGTACATCACTTAAAAAGTTTTGAATAAATTCTGGAGTGTCCGAACGCTTTAGATCCAAGCCCATAGCTTTGATTTTACCTGGTTTGCCATCTACATCAGTGCGTTTGCCTTCTTTATCATAATAAAGAACTGCATAACGTTTCTTAGTAATGAACAAGCTCTTAGAGCCTACGATCTCACGACCTGCACGTATAACTTCTCCCCTTGTCTTTGGACAATGGAATTGATCTAACATAAATTGTGGAAAGGTAGTGTTAACTTCTTCCCCAATTTGATCATACAATGCAATCACATTTTCTCTACTCCACGGAATTAATCCCGCTTCGATGTCCTTCTGTAAAGTGCGAAAAGCACTAAAATAACAACTATCAGTGTCACCATATATAATTGCCTTTCCTCTATAATCATAATCGCCGGCAATGATCTCATTGACCTTACCTGCCATGTGTCGAACTATCTGCCTGCCAGTAAGAGTAGTGGACTGACCAATACGCTTATCAAAGAACCTACAACCACTATTAAGAATAGCGCCATACAAACTATTGAGGTTAATTTTTTTAACCAACTGTCTTTTATCCCAGTATTCTTCTTCAACTTTATTACCTGCTTTAATTGCTTCTTTTAACTTGGCCTGCATTTCTTTACGTTCACTGTACCATCGTTTTAGCAAGCCAGGAATGATACCTTCTTTTTCGTAAGTAAAAATTGTGCCATTGGCGCTCAACATCCAAGGTTGATTACTTTCAAATATTAATCTATATACTTCTGCGGCCGACAAAACGTCACTGGAACCATCTTCCCAGTCAATAGTAATATCAGTTCCTATTTCTTGATCCATAACAGCGGTATATTCTAATGATCCAAATACGCCTTCCCAAGATGCCGCAAAGCTAGATCCCTTTGCCATCTTAGTTTCAATGTAGTCTTCAGTCATTGTCTGACGCAACTGACCAATAATAGTTTCTGGACCCATGTTGAGCGCACGAATAGCACTTGGGTATAGACTATTAATATCTAATGAGCCGATCCAATCATGGATACCGTCTTTAGGAACAGCTACATACGCACCTGCGGCCGCAGTATTTTCTTCACGTTCGCTCATTTTGGTACGATTGGGAACTTGAAATCCTCGACGATGTGCTTCGTTAATAATAGCTTGTTCTGTCACAGCCACAGCACCCATTGTAGTCTGTAGTAATACTGTGTTTTCATGTGCCAGTGTGTTGGCAAGATCCATGAATTTTAACTTCTTATCTAAATCATCAAGTAGCTTACAGTCATTAATGTTGTATTCGACAAATGTACGAAAATCATTATTGTATAGCTGATCTAATGTACCTTCGTATTGTGTTTTGCGTTGGTTTAATTCATACTCGGCAATTGCATCTAACCGATAGCTGTGACGTTCTTCATATGTGTATTTGCGATACAGTTCAAGATAGTCTAAATGAACACGACCAATATAGTCGTACGTTGTACTTGTACGACCATATTTTTCATATTCACGTTTCTTAGGCAATTGATCGAACAAACAAAATCGTCTCGTATCTTCTTTGCTGAGCACTTTTATAACTCTATTTGTTGTATAAGGTACGTCAAATCCTTCACTGTTCCAACCACTGATAACATCTGCATCCTGTATAAGATCTAAAAACATGCTTAATAAATCTGCTTCGTTATCAAACAAGTAGGTGTTAGGAAAGTCCTTGACCATTTCTTTAGCTTCCTCCATCTTAAGACCTTTAGGAGGAATAGCCATACACACCATAGTTTCTAACCATTGTAGGTAAACAGCGATAGCAGTAATTGGCATAAACGCATCATCTGGACTAGCATAGCCACGCTCTGGATCGAAGTCTACCTCAATATCGAAAAATGCTACATTTAATTTAGGAGCATCCTGATTAATATAGTGTTCGCTTAGTGTAACAAATATAGGATTAATATCAGATTCAAACATTTCTTTGCCACTGTTAATGGCTTGTTCTTTTCTGAGTTCTTTTGTGTTTTTACAGACAATGCGTGTAAGTGCATCTCCGTAAATTGATTGAAATTTGCCGCGTGGGTCTTTTACATAAAACGTGTGACGGACAGGAATGTCTCGGAACTCACGTTCACCTTTCTTGTTGCGTTCAACTACTCGAACGATATCGTTCTCGCGGTCAAACCAGGCATCCACGTATGACATAAATTTTTCTCCTTTGTCATTTTTGGCTGACAAATACCTGCATGCGATTTATGGCCCGCTGACCTTTCTCTTTGTTACTTATTAGATACGTTTAGTGATATCTAAAATTGCTTCAATTTCTTCCCAATCTGCATTGTAAGCCTGCCAATCGCCTTTATGTGCGATTTTAATTGCTCGATTAATAACACTTGGTTTGATTTGTAATTCTTCTGCAACTGCCTTAACAGTTTCTTTTAAGCCTTCTTGTAAGTCTTCAACTTCGCGTAAGACAGTTGACCCCTCACTAATTAATCTTTCTAATTTTGCCTTTTCTTCTGGACCGTATGAGCGACCTGACATATTATCTCCTTAACTTATTGCCTATTATATACTACTTATTTTGTAAACGCAACCTTTAGAGGTGGAAATGGCAGAACTAGTCTGCCATTATTTTAAAAACCTGGAACACCGGCCTTTCTGAGAGTTTCTTTGGCTTTGTCTGCTTCTGCCTTCATTTCCGGTTCTGGACTGTTTTCATATTTTTTAACTAAATTTGCTAACTCGTCGACTTCGTCAACTGACAGTCCGGTTGCTGATTCAGCTGGAGTATTAGCTGGTGTTTCAGTAGGCGATGGTGTTTCGATATCACCTTTACCTCCCCATATATAAGCTCCAGCCCCCAATGCGGCAATGGCTCCTATGACAGCGGCAACTTTTGGATTATCTTTAGCTAAGTTCCATAGTGCTTTTGCAGGACCAGATGTAGCCCTGCCTAATGCTTGCATGCCTCTGCCAATAGCACCCGCTGTCGGAGATATAGCTGTAAGTTTTTGACGGAAACGGCTTGCCCCTGCGCTTATAGCATTTTTTGGAACATATACGCTAGGATCATTATTAGCCAATCGTTTTTCAAATTCAATTTCTAAATTATCAGCAAACGTGTTATCTGCTGCCAGTGGAGATAAAACTGGATCTCCAGTTTTTGGATCTTTAGATACACTATGCCATCGACTATCTCTTGGACTTTTTTGCCAGTCTCGATTTAGGTATCCTTGCATAGTCGAGCCATCTGGAGTGTTATGATATCTAGCTACAACGTTCTGCTCTTGACCTTTTTTACCTGCTACTGCTTTTTGGTAATCTTTTTCAGCTTGAATAAGATCTTTTTCTTCTATTCCATCAGCTTGTACTTGTACTGTTTTCTTAAAATTAGGATTTCTTTTTCCATTTATTTTTTCGCGATAATCGACAATATTTCTATAACCAGGAGTAATTTGTGTTTTCGTGGTCATACCTGTTGGGTCAGCATCGAGCGCATATCTACCAGAGCTGTATTCATTTGCTCGTTTGCCTAAATCGTCGATTGAAATCTTTTGTTCGGGGTCTGCAACGTTATACCACTCTGATGGCCACTCTGATGGACCTTTTACTTCGCTAGCCTTCCAAGTTTGTCCTACTTCGATAGCTTTTAATTTATTAGGACTTGTTACAGGAATCCAATCTTTTCCAGATAATTCTTCCCAATCTTTAGTACCGGGATTTAATCTAAAGGTAAAATCTCCTAGTTTTAATTGACCACCAGGGGGTATTTTTAATTTTAAACCATCTTTACCAATTTGTTGTAGTGCTATTGCTAGTTGGCCTCGTTCAGCTGTCTTACCTGCGGCATATACGATTTCTTTAGCGGCTTTTTCATTTTCAGCTCGTAAACCTAATTTTAATAAATCTTCAGCACCTTGTAGCAAACCTAATTTGCCACCTGCTTCGTCTATTTGCATTAGAATATTTTTTAAACGTGAAATTTGTTCTGATTCTGATAAAGTAGATACATCTGTACTACCTAGATTAAGTCCTAGAAGTTTTGCGAGTGTTTCTGCATCATTACTAGTACCTAATTTAGTTTTGGCTGATTTTAATGCCACAATATCATGTGAAGACAATGATCCAGAAACTTTAACTAATGGGTTTATACGATTTAATGCTGTTTGTAATTCAGTTACCGCAGTACGAATCTGAGTTTCTTCATCTGCAGATTCTTCTTCTTTTAATAATGCGTTGGCTTGTTGTTTATGTAGTTGATCCATTGTAGCCGTATTAGCCGGATCTATTGCATATCTTTTTGTAACAAAAGGTACAACAAGCTGACTACCTAATTCACGCCATATAGAAGCTCCGCCCCAGATAGCACCTCCTCCAATATCGCCAGCTGTACTAGCAACACCGTGCTTTTCTTCGTAATCTCTAGATTTTTGAAGTTCTTTTTGTAAGGCATTGGCATAAGGAGTGCCATTGATAAGATGTTCTAGTTCTGCGGCTACGTTATCTGCGGCACCAAAGGTAACACCGTTAGCTACGCCTCGGACAAACGCATCTAATGCTTCTGGTGAGTCTTTCAATGTTGTTCCATATTTTGCCCATCCGTCACGCAATGCTCCTGCAATTTGTTTAGCTTGAGTTTTGGCAGGCTGGTCTACAAATTTTCTAAAATCTTTTGCAGCCCCATGAGCCATATCTACTGCACCGTGTGCTATATTAGATGCTGATTTTGAAATATCACTGCCGACGTTGCCACTAGTTGCCCAGTTATATGCACCTTTTGCGGCACTACCTACAGCACTTGCATCTTTTTTAATTTGATCCCAAGTATTGTCCATCCAGTCTTCGTCTGTATAACCAAAACTTTCTAATAATTTATTTGCAATATCTAGTTGGATATTTTCATTAACAGCCGGCCAAGGCATGCCTGCGGCCTTAGCAGTTACTGGACCAAAATAACCATCAACGCTTGGCTTACCATCAGGTAATGTGGGAGACATCTTTTTAGCATCTACTAGTTTTTGTTGAAATTGCATTAGTGCAGTTTTAGTTTTGCTACCAAATTGCCCATCAATACCATCTTTATTAGGTCCAAATGTACCAAGATCAAACCCTTCTTGTTTTAATTTTTGTTGTAAAGCTTCTACTTCCGGCCCTCTTGCACCCATACCGATCCAATCTAATTGATTAACTGCACTGTCATCGTCACTAGCTGGCGGAGTAGTTGTAGCCGGTGGAGTAGTTGTAGCCGGTGGAGTAGAATCGTTATTACCTTTCTTATTAAGATTTTTCATCTTATCGAGATCGACTTTTTCTTGATCAGTTAATTCAAATAACTGAACATTCTCGATAGTTTCTAATTTGTTTAATAATTCTCTAATATTCATTTTATGATCCGTTTACTTTACCGAACATTTAGGTACTAACTTGCCATCTTTAGTTTGGACTCCAGTTTGAACTTGGCCTGCTCTACATGTACTAGTTTTAGTTTTTGGTTTAATTGCTTTTGGCGTAGTTGGTTTAATTTTAGGCATTACAGTTTCTCCAATATTTTTAGGAATATTGTGTACTCTGCGACCACCGCCTTTTCTGATCTTTGCTAGTTCTTCTATACCATGACGAATTTCTTCTATATTCATAACCAACTCTGGGAAATGCCGAGCAATACTTTCCCATACAATTAATTCATTGCTATCTGCTTGTTGAGCTAGGTCTTTTAGTTGTGCTCTAGCTCGCATGATACGGTATTCTATACTACCAGGATTGCTTTTATGTCCGTATATTGTACTAGCGGTTGGATTGTCTTTGTCAAAGTCTAGTGGAGCTTCTGCTACATTACTTTGTAGTCCTGGCCCTCCTGGCCCTGGGGTAAATCCAATAGTATGATCTGGAATCTCGTTTTCTTTAACTTTCTTTTTCTTCTTCATTGCATTGCTTAAAAGTTTAGTACCTTTATCTTTTTGGTTAAACTCTTTAGCTACGCTTTGACTAATGCCTACCTTCTTAGCAAACTCAGGATTATGAGCTGCCGCGGCCATGGTACGTGCTTGTTTTTCTGTAGTGCTTTTTTCATTCAATGCACTTTCTTTCATCATAACACGTTCTGCAATTACACTAGCATACTGATTTAGTATTTGACGTTTACGATGCTGTTCATTGGTTATTTCTTCTTCTACTTCGCGGAAATATTTGTTTATACTAGTACGAATAGGAGATTTAGTTTCAAGTTTAATTTCTGATGGCTGTTGATAATGTTGCATAGCCATTTGCACAGGCAACGAAACTTTATGAGGATTAGCACCTTCAGTTATTACCTGAAGGAACTTCTTCATATCATTAGCGCCTTCTACAGGTTTAGTAGAAACGCCATCCATTGCCTGCAAAATGCGCTTCATGTCCATTTGATTATCCGTTCAAACGTGTCATCAATTGTTTCATGCGATCTAAATCAGCAGATTCTTTAACAGTTTCTTTTTCTTTAGCGGCTTTTTTCATTGGCTCTTTTTTGTCGCCGTCTTTATCTAAATCGATATAGTCTGGCTTAACAGCTTTTGCCTTTTCAGCAATATAAGCAGTAGTCTCTTTCATGTTCTTCCACATAGCGGCTGCGGCAATTTTCTCGCCTTTCTCACCACCACCGGCTTTCTTAGCTAGTTTATCAAAACCTTTACCTGGCTTACCAATGTCTCCACCTGCTTTGGCTTTTTTAACTGTAGCAGATTTCTTAGCTTTGCTTAAACCTGCGCTTGGTTTACCTTCTTTTACAGGTGTAGAACCCTGCATAGCTTTAAGTTTTTGGTAATCGGCGGCCCATTGAGCCGCTGCCTTCTGATCGCCTTTAGCTTTAGCATCGTTATACGCTTTCATCAACATATCAAGTTGACTCTGGACATCTTCGTTGAATGGCTTACCTGCTTTGGCAGCAGCCTTAGCACGTGAACCCCATACTTCATCTTTGTCGCTTTCTATTTTGCCATCACCGTCATAGTC